CCCCCTCCCCCCCGACATTTTTTTACAAATCCCCCCTTGCGCGCAACGGCTACACCCCTGCCAATACCGCGCAGGAAAAACTGACAAAGTACCCGCCTTAGTGCAGAAGCTACAAGACTGGACAGAGCGAAAGCGCTGGCAACCCCCAGCCTTTCGCTACGAGCCCGAAACCCTTGAACTCCTATGGCAAGACAGCACCACCCAATGGCTACCCTTAGCCGTACACCCCCTATACCAAGCCGAAGTAAATGGAAAATAACAAATAACAATTATCAATTATGACAGTAGATTTAACACACCTTACAGCCGACGAACTCAAAGCAGAATTACAACGCCGCGAGCAAGTCCAAAACGAAAACCGACAAGCCTATAAAGCCCTCGTAAATGAAAGCATACCACAAATCATCGGTAAGCTGCAAACCTATTCAGAGCAAATGGCAGAAGTAAAGCTCCACACCTTTGAAGCCCTCAAAATTCTATTAGACACCAAAAACGAAGTCTACGATGTCAAAGGCGACCAACAAAGCCACACCTTCACCGATGAGCACGGCAACACCATCACCTACGGCTTCCGCGTCATCGACAATTGGGACGACACCGTAAACGCAGGCATCGAAAAAGTCCGCGACTTTATAGCCTCCCTCGCCAAAGATGACAATAGTGCCCGACTTGTGAATGTCATCAACCGCCTATTAAAAAAGGATGCAAAAGGAAACCTAAAAGCCTCACGTGTACTTGAGCTAACAAAGCTCGCTCAAGAGTTTAATAGCCCCGCTTTCACCGATGCTGTAAGCATCATTGCCCAATCTTATAGACCACAGCGTTCCGCCTTTTACATCGAAGCTAACACCATTGACGAGCAAGGCAAAAAATGCAATATCCCCCTATCGCTCTCATCGGTGGACTTTCCCCCTGGTACCGATATTAAAAGCCTCTTCCCAGTACACCAAAAGTACGAAGAGCAAGCCACTGCATAACACTACACTTTTAGCCGTTTCGGCGGCTAAAAGATGCTCCTCCGCCCTTAGCATGCCGTTAGTAATAAGAGGACGCTTTTATGAGGCCTCCTAAGGCGAGGAGCTATTTAAATAACCTTTAAACACCATTTAAAAATGAAAGAAACCACAATAAAACCCCATCAAATTCGTATCCTCCAAACTCTCCTAAGCAAGCGTTTTAGCGACCGAGAAGCCCGCCTACACTTTGTATGCAGCTTTGTAGGGCGAGAGCTCCCCAGTACCAAAAACCTAACAGAAGACGAGTTTTTCGCTATAGCCCAGCACCTTGGTTACCACTTTGAAATGCACGCCTATTTCGATGCCCAAAACAAACAGCACATAAAGCTATTATCCCTATGCCACGAACTCGGTTGGCGCGACGAAGCCACCCCAAAGTACGCCGATATAAAACGCCTTGGCAAATGGTTTTGTAGTAGCAAAAACCCCTTCAAAAAAAGCCTCCAAAACCTCACCCCTCAAGAGGTAGGCAAAGTCAATAACATCTTTGAAAAAATGCTAACACAGAGATATGAAAGAAGTTAGAAAATTAGCCAATGAGAAAATTAGCAAATTAATAGCCAGTGCAGCTCGCACTTGTTCTCATAAGCATAAAGAGCTCCGCACCCTTGCCCACTACTGCACTGTAGAAGTAACCACCCTATTTTGCACTAACTGCGGTAAGCAATTAACAAAAGAAGAGTGGAATGTATAACAATTTAAATACAAAATACAATGGAAATAGACGATTATGATATAAGTTACTCCTCAATATGCGATAGGATTAATGGAAGCCCTCAAGCAGCAAAAAAAGAGCTATTGCGTTTGTGCAATATGACCATAAAAGCAGAAGAAAAAGTTAAAAAATTAGAAGAGGAACTAAGTGAGGTAAAAACTGATGTAAGATTTTTTAAAAAAGGCATATACAACACCTTTCATTACTTCCGCAACCAAATTGGCAAACTACCCTCCTCTGTTATCCTCCGTGAAGGAAAGACGATATACTTCATTAAGTACTTCGATGAAGATAACATTACAATAAATGTTGAAAAGGAAAGTTTTTAATTACTAAAACACAAAGAAAATGAACACATAAAAATACCCCACTTGGCTTGTGCCTATTAACATCGCCAAAGAACTCAAAGAAATAGGGTTTAATGAGCACTGCCCTTTTAGTATGGACAACTATTGGAGTTTTGTAGATTGCTCAAAAGACGGGAATGGTTTTTTCGATTTAGAGGGAAAAAACTATAACATATATAAAGATGTATATAGTATTCCCACCTGGGAGCAAGCCCTCGCTTGGTTTAGAGCAAAAGGCTATTACGGCAACCTCGAAGCCTCCAGCAAAGGCACTTCTGCCTACATTTACGCCCCATTCTTAGACCAAGGTACCTCTTGGGATATTGCCTACAAAGAAAGCTACGAAGAAGCCCGCGAAGCTCTTTTACTTAAACTAATAGACCTTTATAAAGCAGCAAACCAATGAAAATCGCCCTTACCTTATCATGATACCAGGCTGAAGTACTTGCTCGAGTTGCCTTTATTGATAAGCCCATTTTCAACAACAGAGAACAGCGAGTACATTATAGTCTAATGAGAGAAATCACCATAAAGGCTACTCGTTTTTATATGGACTTCACAACGCAAAAATACCGAAAGTTTTGGCTTAAGGCTTATGAGGCCGATCTTCTTGAAAAGTTTATTGACCACACTTTAAAAGTGGTAGAATATGGAACCTATGAGCGGCAAACACTTTTTCAAATAATGTATGAAATAGACGAACAATTAGCATAGATATGGAAACAACCTATATTTTTAAATCGAAAAACACCAGTATTGAGTATTTGTTTAAATATGATTTAGAGGGAAACCTAACTACTTTACAGAGTACAGGAGAGCCCCCAACAAACGAACAGTGGCATTGGCTTGTGCGCTACTTTCCCTATAATGAAGAGCGTATTGCTATATTAGCAAGCGACGCCAACCTCCGAAAGTACTTCAGCATTGAGAAGCCCCCCGCCTCTGTAACCTTTGAGGACTTCTGGGAGGCATACGGCAAAATCGGCACTAAGTCGGTAGCCAAAAAGAAGTTCGACAAGCTCAAACCCGAAGAGGTCATCAAAGCCTTCATAGGCGTAGAGAAGGAGCGCAGCAAAAAGAAACTTGACAACACCGCAATGCCCTACGCCGAGACCTACCTAAATCAAAAGCGTTGGGAAGTGTGAACCACACGAGCAATAAAAAACGAGCCAATTAGCACTGTTACATTTGCTAATTGGCTCGTTTTGCTAATTTGCATAATTAGTAAATATACTGTACTTTTGCACTTGTAAAACTCCTTTCTCTTTGTGCTATGCAACTTATCAGTCAGAAACAACGCAAACAACGCTTACAGAAGCGTAACGAAAAGATACGTGAGCTTTTTAGCGAGCTTACTAACAAGTACCCCCAGTGGCGTATAGATGCCGTAATTGAGGAGGTAGCAGGCAGGGTATTTTTATCCCCTCGTACTGTAGAAGCTATCCTCTCTTTTGAGGGTATTTATGCAGAAAGTTGAAAAAAGTTTTGGTAGTTTAAAAAATAATTGTACCTTTGCGGTACAAATTGGTTGGGAGGCTACATAAGAAAACTCTCGACCCCGACTCAGGTAGCTAATTAAGCTACCTGTTTTAAAAAGGCTTACTTAAACAAGTATAAAAATGCAAACGCGGTGAACAGCTAAGTTTGCCCCAAAATAAAGCCCTACCTTTATGGTGGGGCTTTATGATTATTTGATATCATCAAGAGCCTTGTAATCCCTATTAATAATATCTTCCCTTGATAAATATACGGCTTTTCCTTTATACTGAAAAAACATACCCTCTATATACTTACCTCTTTCTTTAGTAATTTTCTTTGATAAATTATGGGTTATTTCGCCCCAATCTAACTCTTTTACTTCATCTAAGTCCCAAATAATATAATAAGGTTCCTTATTAGGATTGACAAGCAGATTAAGCATTTGTTTCTTTGCAGCATCAATCTGATTCTTAATGCCAGAGTTAGAGGTTATAGATTTTCTATCACCCAAAGAAGTACCATTTATTAAGTATTCAGGGTTGGTTAGTCCGTCTACTTCTATATGTTCTCTAATATGAAAATCAAAGCCTGTTTGTTTAGCACATATCTCTGCTATGTACTTATTCCTTTCAAAATCATTTTTATCATAGTTTTTACCTATGGTAACCTTTCCTTCTTTCTTATTCTCCTTTTTAAGTCGTTTTTCCACCTGCTTTTCTACCTCTTTTACAGCCTTTTCGCTCATTCCTTTGGTGTATGGTATTACTGGAAATATCTCACCCGAAAGCGCGGGATTATTAGCAAAGGATTCTTTTATGGGTACGTCTTCTGTACGAACTCCCTCGGTTATAGGATTGGCAGTAGGCTCTACATAGCAACGGCAACCCCAATCATTAGGGGGTAGGTGTGTTTTCCAAAAAGAATGCTCTACGGGTAGCGTAAGTCCGTCCCAGGCGCGATGAGTTTCACGGGTACGGTCATCGTGCACCGCGTGATAAGTAAGGTTAGGGTATATGCGTTTGTTGGCTATATACTCCTCGTACTTTTGTGCTGAAAGTGCATTAGCCACTGTTTGGTTATACTCGGTTTGTAGCCAACGCCTATTGTATTCTATATTCAGTTTGTTAGCTTCGGCTTTGAACTCTTGCCACGAAAGCACCTTACCGTCTTTAGTTAAAGAGGCTTCTATTTGCTGTTTAAAGCTCGTTTCTTTAAAAGCCGAAAAGCGTGCAAGGTTGTGCTTTAGTGAGGTTACGAGTTCGGTATTGGTTTCCTCAATAGTAGGGTTGTAGCCCTCTACTAAGGCTTTATTTAAATGCTTGTAGTAGTATTGCCATAGTTCTTTGCTTTGCGCCTCACTAATACTACGCTCTTCAAAAGCCTCACGTATGTACCCCTCTATGAGCCTACTCAAGTTGTTGTCTTCCTTGCTGAGCCTGATAGTCTCGTGATCGGAGCAACAATGGGTGTGATAATATAGTTTGAGTAGGCTTAGTGCTGGGGGTTATCATCTGGTTTAGGAGAAAGGGAGGAGGTAGGCATACTTTCTATTTCCACCCCATAAGTACGCTCTATATAGTCTTGGGTAAGGATATAGCCACGCCCTAAGAGTACGCCATCTATACTGATTTGCTTGTTAGGGTCTGTGGTTTTCTCTACGGCTATTTTTGCATTGTCGGGAATAGGATAGCCAATGGCACGCATAGCAGGTAAAAGTTGGTTATTGAGGAATGCCAACATCTTCTTTTCGTCAGCATAGACAACCTCCTCCAAAGTGTTCTCGTGTACTGTGCCTTGTGCCTTGCTACTGCCGTTTTCGGTAGTCATTGTTTGGTGAAGTACGAGTTTGGAGAGTTCTTTGTCTAAGGCTTCAATCTTGCGGTAAAACACTTGAAAGGCATCGGCTTTGCTGTTCTCCTTAATATCTACTTCAGTACCAATAGGAAAAACACCATACGAAGCTGAACCCATTTCCTCTAACCACTGGGCAACTTCCTCTTTCACACTATCACTCTGCGAAGCAATTTTAGCTATACGTATAGGAATGCCAAAGAGCTCCTCGAACTCGTCCCACGAACCCCACGAATGGCGCTTTAGGATTGCATAAGGAGTAGCCTTTTCGAGCAACCCCGAATGCTTGTAGAATTGTGCTACTAATACTACCTCTTGCACATCTCGTAGGTCTATGCCAGTGGTAGCATCGTAGTCTTTTAAAAGTACGTGCTTTTCGGGGATTACCAAGCCCCTATCAATAAGTTCTACAGCTTTGATTTCGCCTTTGGTTACCTCTTTGATCCATACAGGAGAATGCCCGTGATAGATGCTTTGGTGAGCGAACTCGATTACGTCCTCAAACCATTGTTTGTCCTTGATATACTCGGTTAGGGTGTCGTCCTTAATCTCATCGATGACGATAATGTAGTCCTTATTGGTAGTTCGTAGGGTACGGTTTTCGGTGATACCGGTAAGGTGTCCATCGAGGAGTACATCTTGGTATACCTCCTCCAATGGGTAAGTACGAGGGTAGTCCACACTATAACGGGCATAACGTGCCGAGTGCCAATGGTTGAGTTCGGTACGCCATAGTCTGCGTTGGCGCTTGATGATGTCTACCATTAGATTAGTTACCTGCTGAATGTTTTGGGCTGTGTTTTTGCCCAAATGTACCTTTTTATTAAGTGCATTACCACTAAGGGTGACACTCTTTTCTATACGTTGTTTATGGAGTTGCTTTGCCATTATTGTAGTTGATTGAATAAACGGTCTATTTCCTTTTTTATATTATTAAATAAGGTTTTGGAGTCGCCTATAAATTGTCGTTTAGGCATACCTTTTAAGCCCTCGTTGTGTCTTAAGGCATACTCCTTATGGGTGTAGAAGGTAACTTGCATTTTCTCTACACGCGCCCTAAATGAATTGCGCAGCTTGTTGCCTCCTGAATTGTGCCCTGTGAGGATAGCACGTCCTTGGTTACGCTTGCCAAAGGGGGTAAGGGTGCCCTTTTTACCTACCCTATCCGAGCGGTAACGAGTAAGGTCTCTCCCACGTGTATCGGTAGTTTTGCGAGGTTGCCACTTTTGTAAGCCCTCATCATTAAAGCCTTCGTCTTGGAAGTTCTGTTGAATAAACTTGAGCCCCTCTGTTTTAAGTACAATAGGGATATCATTAGCCACCAAGCGTGCGAGAGCTTCGAGCTTTTGGCGGAGTTCTTGTAAATTGTTGTTCATAGTCCTCTCCCCGTTCCCCTCTCCCAAGGAGAGGGGCAAGCCGTACGGGGTAACGGTTTTAGTTACTAATTACACTCACAATCTCCCCTCTTTGGGAGGGGTTGGGGGAGGATTCTACCAGTGGTTTTTATAGGTTTTGCGCCCTCCGAGCTTCATAAAAGGGGTGGGCGTATCGGGGGTGCCGTCGCCATCGGTATCTTTGAGGCGCTTGGGTAGGGCGACTTCTATTTCGCCTTTGGCTATTTTTTCAAGCCATAGCATAGCCTCGTCATAGCGGAGCTTTACCACTTGGTTGAGGGTTTTACTTCGCCTTATATAGATCTCGTGGATAACAATATCCTTAAGGTATTTCAGTAGTATTTTGCTACGCTCGTCTCCCTCTTTGGCAAAAATAGCCTCTGTATCGTAATACTTATAGAGGTAAGAAGCCATTAGGTCTATGCTTTCGGCAATGATTTCTGTTACTATCTGCTCATCGCCTTGGGTAATAAGGTCTATTACCTCTTTAGTGGCTACGGTTTTGAGTTCGTCTTTGGTTAAATACACGTTACTAATGATTAATTGTTAATGATTAAAGATTAATTGCTTGCGATTTGCAATCGTCTGCCTGTATAAGGGTAGGGTGTTTGTCTATAAATGCGGGTGGTGAAGGTAATACGATAGCTCATAATGCCGTCATCACTTAAGCGTAGTTCCTCCTCTCGCACCTGCTGTACGGGTTTGAACTGTTCACCTTGTAGGAATTGTATCGTATCGGTGATTTTGTCCAATATATCCAGTTCCATAAGCCCCTCTTCAGCATCAGCAGTGCCTAAGTGTTGGTCTGTCCATCCGTCTTTGCAATAGAAATCAATATGAAACTCACACTCGCCCTCTTGTACGTGTTGGGTCATCGTCTCGTATGTAATAGGCATTACTTGTATGAGTGCAGCTGTCCATATTTCGGGGTAGCCGTTTTCGGGGTTGTCAAACTGCCCGCGTTGCAGGTCTATCAGCTCAATGCCTTCAATAGTTGCAAGGGCTTGTTTTACTTTTACAAATAGTTCTTTTCTTGGAGTCATCAGTGTACAATTTTAGAGAATAATAAGGTTATACGTTACGCCTTTTGTGTTTGGCAATAAAAGGTCGCCCGCTTTGTAAAGGGTTTTCGGTATAGCCAAAATACTGTTGGGCAAGGGTAATGGCACGCTCTAAGGTATCGGGGGCGTCATCGTTTGAAGCCGTTCCTTTTTCAAAAGAAAGTAGCTGTTTATTAAAGGCGTTGTAGTCGCGTTCCGAACGTTTTGGCAAAGTCTCGTCCCAGTACAATATTTTGCGGAAGAGCGCATTTGTAATCCCTGCCGAGATACGGTTGTGCTTGTCGCCCTCCTGGTGCAGACCAATAGGGATATTAGGGCAAGCGTTGTCCTCGGCACTTTGCATAATAATAGGGGTGTAGACGGCTTTCTGCGCCATAGTAGCATCAAAGAAGCCTATAGTATTATATCCTTTTTTAAGGTACTTTTTCACCCATTGGGCACGCACTTCCATAGCTGCATTAAGTTCACACCTTTGGCAAAATACCTCCAACACGTACAGCTTAATACCTTTGATGCCAATGAGTACCCCCGCTTTATAGTCGCCCGTAGCGGTGTAGGATAAGTCCCAATGGTCGAGCAAACCGTCCCACGCCTCATTATCTGCTATGCGTACTAAGGCAATATCTTTCGCCTTAAAGAGTTTGCCCTCCTCAATAGGGTTGTTGAAATCCTCCCGCTGAGAGGTATAGTAGTCATCATTCATTAGGATACGAATAATATCCTCCTTAGTATCGCGTTCTATCCACGAGGGCTCCCACTCTACATCCATATAGTTCTCGCGGGTGATATTCACAGTAGCAAGATTCGTAACTGAATCGTGCAGGTGTGGGCTATCTTTCCACTTGTCGTATAGATAGTCTAATATGCCGTCTTTGACAATATAGTTGTTGTTGATGATGAGCCTGCCCCGTTTTCGGTGAAAGGCTTTCACCAAGTCGCCTGTTATCTTCTTGCCGTACTTCTCTATCATATCGGGGCGTTTGGCTCTATCCAAGTCCTCTATATCGTCTAAAATAGCCAAGTCTGGGCGATACATACCAAAGCGCAACCCTCTGAAAGGTTGGTTAAGCCCCAAGGCTTTGAAGTGCTTGCCGTCTGTAGTTTGAAAGTCGCCATCCGACCAATCCCCATAAGAGAGTTGCAAGCCAAAGTCTTTGATAAACTTCTGATTGTTCTCCAAGTGTGCTTGTAAGTCGGATAGTAGTATTTTAGCTAAGCCCTCATTAGCCCCTATGAGGATAGGAAAGAAGGTGAGGTTATTCTGCTTGAGGTGGCATATATTGCCCACATTAGATTGTATGGACTTACCTGCACCCCTAAACTTCTTTCTAAATTGGCGTATAAACGGATCCTTGTACAAGCGAATATAATCGTCAATATGAAACTTAGGAGTCTTGGCATCACCCAAGGGCAAACCACTGTCTAAGCCAAAATAGTAGTCGAAAAACTCACCATAGTTTTCTGGCTTTAAAAGTCGCTTGATACGTGCTTCCTGCTCGTCAGCTGTTTCCTTTTGGATAGCCTCGTAGGTAAGTTCTCGTATTATTTTGGATTTGGCAAAATAGCGTTCTTTGGCTTCTTTGAGTTCTGTTTTAGTCATCTCCTTTCTGTAATAATTCGGTTATATACATATCAAAGTAAGGGCGTATCTCTTTGATCGTGTTCATATAGGCTTCACGCTTTTTGCCCGTGCTTTGCCCTGCTTTCTCTAAGATAAAGTTAGAGAAGCCGTCAAGGCTTTCCATCGTATATACTGCTATTTTATTATGGTCGGTAATACGGTCGAAAGCGGCAACGATTTTAGTAATATCGTCTGCTTTATAAGGTAAGGGTTCGCCTCGCTCAATAGCCTGCGCACACTTGAGGGTGAGTTTGCGAATATTAGAAGGCTTAAGCGTTTGCAGTTCTTTCTCATCGTCCCACTTGCCCTCCTCTCTCCATTTGCCCAGCGTTTTAATGCCAATGCCTATCATTTCCGATATATTGGCAATGCTAAAGCCTTTAGTAAAAAGTTCTTTGCCTTGCGACCTCTTATAGTCTGCCTCTACAGCTGTCAATCGTGCCATAATTAAGTGAATAGTTAAAAGTGAAAAGTGAAAAATATCACTGTAATAAAAGGTTAATCTTGTTATTAATCTCATCAAACTTCGCTACATTGTTAGGGGCGAAGTTACCAGGCCCTGAAGGGGTTTGTATGATAGCTGTTTTAAGTTCACTTAAAAGTTCATTTAAAAGACTTTTAAAATCTACTTCACCCCGTTGCAGATGTACCCCCGCTTTGTCTATGGTAAGCTGAGTGTCTTCTATCCGTAGGCTCACGCTCTCAATCTCACTATAAGCCACTACATAATAGCGGTTCTCGTCCTCTCCAATCGAAGCAATCAGTACGCTACTTCCTACCTTTGGGAACAGGTAAAACCGCTCGTCTATATCTTTCAGTTCTTTATCAATAATATGAGCCTGCATATTTGTCATTAGTGTAGAAGTACGATTTTACCTCCTGCTCGGCGGTATCTAACACCTACAGTACTATAGTATCATCTGCTCCACTTGGTAGGAGTAGATGTTATTCTTTAAATCTTCTTTTACTAAAAACATATCAATAATGATTATTAACAATCTTTAAACTCCATTTTAAAAAGTTTTTTTTGTTTGCAGATTTAAAAAGTATTTGTATTTTTGCGATGTAATAGGTTACCCTTTACAACTCGCGGGGGGAGGGCGCTCCTGCCGCTACCAGAGTAAAGCCTTAATGTTTAATTTGTTAGACATTAAGGCTTTGCTTATTTTAATAACTTTAGCTTTTCAACTACTTTTAAGTAATCATTTAATAACTCTTCTTTTGTGAAAGAAATAGCTTTATTACCATTGATAAAATACATTTCTTTTCAAAAAATCAGCTCTTTTATAATTCATTATATTTACACTCACTTATGAAAGTGATAGCGTAGCTTATGTTTTGTATTTTTTAAGTTGGGTGAGGAGGTTTTCGATGGTGGTTTCGAGTTGTTTGATGCGTTGTTGTGCGGTGTGTAGTTCTTCGATGGCGTGGGCGTATTTTTGGGATAGGTCGTCTATCATTTGGCGATAGATGTGGATTGCTTTATCGACGTTATCGAGTTCGGTGGTTTGTGTTTCGGCTTGTTGTTTTCGGCGTCCGAAGAGCCAGCCTACAAGTGTGGAAAGGAATAGGCTGATGAATGCTAATAGGGGTTCTTTGAGTGTTTCCATAGGGTTGATTTGCTGATTTGGTGATTTGTCGATTTGGCGTTAGTTTAAAGTCGTTAGTCCTTAGTCGTTAGACGTTAGCCTGTGCGGCATCTGTTAACGACTAAGGACTAACTTACTAATGACTAGCAACTAGTTAGAGGGTTATTTCTTTGGTGGTGGTGTTGCCGGGGCGGTCGGTGGCGGTGAGGGTGATTTTGGTGCCTATGAGGGTGGCGTTGGTGGCTGTG